TCACGGAACGCCAAGGCCGCCGCCGACTGCCGGTAGAATTGCAGCGTGGCGGCCACGTCGTGCCGGTTGTAGCCGAGCAACTGCGGGATCCGGTCGGGCGTCAGGACCGTGCCGGGCGGAAAGGGCATGTCTGCAACGTGCGGCAACTGTAATGCAATTTCGATTTGTTTCAGGCTGGTCATGCGGGCTTGATTGTCAAAATGGTGGATTTTGAACAGATCGACTTGCGGCACGATCATGTCGGACGCCCAGACGTTATTTTTGAATCGGTCATTCCATGGCGTCTCGATAATGCCCATGGATATTTGATAAGCATCTGCCGCGGTAAATGAGTCGAACCTCAACAGGGCGTGCAACAGCGGATAGTCATAGCCTACGTTGTTATAGCCTACCATCCGGTTGCCGGGACGCGCCCCCATGGTGCGGATGAAATTCAGCAACTGACGGGACTGGTTCACCCGGTCGGATACTTCAAATATCCATTCCGTGCCGCTGGCCGCATGGACGATTACTGCGCTGAATACGTTCGGGTAGGATTCCAGATCGTAGGGGAAATCGTTCCACGGTGTCACAGCACCACCGCTTCGCACGCTCTGGTGCAGGCTTCCCGCTCGTCTGACGTGGTGCAGCCGCAAATCAGCGTGCAGTCGCTGGCAAGGACGCGGCGTGTGCAGCCTACAGAGTCCACATAGGACCCATATACCCTGCCCACATTCCATTCCTCGCCGGTCGGATTGTGCGTTACGCGGTCGCCGGGTTTGAATTGTGTCACGGTGTGTCTCCCTGTTGCGTTGTGGGGTCTTTCCCTCCTGTCACCGCCTGCCACCCGTCAGGATTTGCGGTTCTACCTTTTGCCATGGTGGCTTGGGCCATTCCTAGCGTGGATTAAGTCCGGCCATGCTTTGTCTATCCGTCTCAGGAGAGTTGCCACGCAGCAACCTTGAAACAGGGCGGGCCATGACAGCCCGCCCTGTGATCCGTTACGCGCCTGGCATACCGCCGCCCGTTGCAGGTGCCATATAACCGCCGTAGCTAGTAGGGGATGTAGTCTCCCCACTTGGCATACTGGTCTGCGGCGTCGGCATTCCAGAACCGTTTCCCACCGGTGCCTGTGCCGGTGCGGGCATACCTGACGGTGCGGGCATACCTGACGGGGCCGGTGCAGAACCGCCCGGCAGTTGAGGGGTCTGGGTCATGCCTGCGGGCATATACGCGCCCGGTCCTGCGCCAAGCTGTTGCTCCAGTGATGGGCCGCCGGCAATCTCCGGGCCGAAACCGACAAGGCAAACCGTCTGGGGGTTCAGATAAACCCCTGCGGTGTGGTCCATGTTGCCATTGGCAGATGTCGAGAACGGCACTGTGACATAATACCCTCGCTTGATTTCGCTGGGGTCGCAATAGGTCGGCACAGCACCCTGATATTTGGCCGATGCAATGGGTAGCGTGGTCGAAAACTTGACAACCCAGCATCCTTTACCGTGCTTCCAGCGTAGTTCCTGCTGGCCGGTTGTGGGGTTGGCGCGCATTTCATCGCCGTCCGCAATTTTCCAGCTAAATGCCGTGGCGGCCAGCCCCATGTTGATCTGGGCCATAATGTGTGGGGACTGCCCATATCCGGCCTGCGCCGCCTTGAACATCAAGCTGAGCATTTCATTCATGCCGGGGGCGTTCTTTTCAATCGCCACGGCGAACCAGAACGATTGTTTGTCCTCTGGGATTGGGCGGTTATTGGCATCGGTGGTCTGCTTGGTCCACGGATCGCCCGAGATAAGGCGTCCGACTGGTGAATTTCCGTATTCTGTGTGGCGTGACATTATTTTGCGCTCCTGTTGAGTTGCCGGGCCAGGGTGTCCTGATCCAGCGGGGCCAGCTTGTGGCCGGTGGTTGGTCGTTCGGTAATAATAGATAATTGCGCCTCGGTCAAGCCCGCAAGTTTAAGGTCGCCAACATTCATCGGCACGGTCTTGGTCGCATCTTTACCAGTCAGTGCCTTGATGGCTGCGGGTGATGCTTTGACGCGCGTGTTACCCAACCGGGGCAGAATGCACCACCCTGGCAGACGTTCGCCACGCTTGGCCCGCGCCTCTGCTTCAACCTCGGTGGCCTTTGCCGCTGCGCTGATAATTTCCAACGCGTTGCGGTAAAAATGCAATGCCTGAGACATTTCTGCCGGGGTCCGGTCGCGGTGGCCGGTCATCTCGGCAATGGCCAGAGCCGTGGCGGTTGTCTGTTGCAGCGCCACGCAACCCACCGCCCCGTCACAATACAGGCAGTGATCGCCTGGCGTGGCGATGGGGTCAGGCTTGTAACATTCCTCTGCGCGCTGGATGATCCATGCGGCATTGGCGCGGATCTGATCGGGCGTCCAGTCGATCCAACGGCGCGGGCCGTCTTGGTGAAAGCCGCGCGGCTGGTAAATCTCGGTGCGGATCGTGCGGACCGGGCCGGGCGGGGCAATCAAGATCGCAGCAGCATAGATAATCAATTGCGGCGCATCAGGTGCCACCAGCCGGAAGCCGTATTTCAGATCACGCACGGTCAGCACGCCGTCCGCCAGCGTTACGCAATCGGGCGTGCCTGCAATTGTGGGCGAAAGCGTGACGTGTTCCTCCACCCACATTTTACCGCCATCCGCGCGGCAGATTTCGGCATAATCCTGCATATGGCCGATCATGGTAGCGTCGACTTCCCATCCGTTTTCATGGGTCATGCCGACCGCCACCGGCAGGTCTCCGGTCAGCAGCAACTCGGCCACCCATGCCGCACACGTGCCTTCCCGCGCGGCGTCACTGGTCGGTTGCGGTCCGGCGCGGCTGGCAAACAATGGCGCGGCGGAGCATTTCGTCCAGCGGTGGGCGGCGCTGGGGAGGGTTTTAATTGTCATTGGCGTGTGTCTCCCAGTGCTGCACGAGCAACACCTCGTGAGCTTGAACAGTTGCTGCACTTATGTACGACGCTCAACGCCGCCCGCAGCCGTTTGTTTTCTGCCGCCAGTTCGGTCGCAATGCGGTGCAGGTCGGGGGCGGCGGCGATCAGTTGTGCATTTGCATAGTTTGGAGGTTCCCCTTCTGTTGGGTAGTAATCGCGTGCATCTCCAAAGGTGCAAACTGAGGTTTCTCCGCTGTAAAAGCCGCCCATCCAATCACCTTTAACAGGGTCAAGTTTCCACGTCCCCGGCGTAAATTCCGTCAGGCTGGCCAGCAGTTTGTCGTCGTCTGTCATCTTCATATCTCCCCTGTCATATGTAAAAGGCGGACTGTTGCGGCCCGCCCGGTGTGGATCATGCGCTCATAGCGTGCCGGACGCATCCGTCATGGTCATCGCCGTTGTCCACAGCGTCCATGTAATGCCAGAGCCGGGCGATGCTGGTCTGGTTGGTTTCCAGATCGTCATAGCCAATAGACAGGGCTGCATAGATCGCATCGTATTCGGCGGGCAGGCCATCAGGGTCAGCCATTTTCGCCATGAACCGTTCCGCCATTGTCTTATAGTTGATCGGGGCGGGTGGTGTTGCCGGAGCGGCGCTGGCCGGTTGCGGCATGGGCATCCCCTGCGGTGCGGCTGGCGCTGGTGCATCATTGCCGGTAGCGGCTGCAATGGCCGCATCATACGCCTCTTTCTGACCGCGCTTGGCACGCCACGATCCGTCAGCGTTCTTGCTGGCCGGCGTGCTGTGGATGGTGTCGTCATGGGCCATACCGTGGCAGTCTGTCTCGGGCTGTGCCGGTGCCGTCTCGGGCTGTGCCGGTGCCGTCTCGGGCTGTGCCGGTGCCGTCTCGGGCTGTGCCGGTGCCGTCTCGGGCTGGGCAGTGTCAGGCTGGGCAGTGGTGCCAAGCAAGAGGGCAATCGTGGCGCATTCCTGGGCGTTGTGGGGGTCAAAGGTAATCTGCATGGTATTTCTCCGGTTTGGGTTGTTATTTTTTAAGAATTTGAGCGATGATCGGCAGATCCGCTTCGCGGACGTGCCACTTTTTTCCGACACGTTCGGCAGGCACTTCGCCATTCACAACGGCCCTCCAAAGGCGTTGGTATGTCGTGGAAAGTCCGTGTGCCCGCAGCGCCCGTGGGGCGTCTGTAAGGGGAATATTGTCTGTCATTAACCTGTCTCCTCTGGTTTGTTTTATTTGTTTAACCGATGCGGGTGAGGTTGTAAATACCTATTATTGTCCTTTACTACCGGCGCGGCGCGGGCTAGTAATAGCGCATGATACTCACACTCAGACCATACCAGACGCAACTGATCGACGACATCCGCGCCAAGTGGGATAGCGGGGCGCGCAACGTGCTAGCCGTTATGCCGACAGGTGCGGGAAAAACAGTTACCTTCAGCAAATTGAACGCCGATGGGGAACGGTCCTGCACCATTGTCCATCGTCAGGAACTGGTCGGACAGATCAGCAAAACATATGCGCTGACCGGCATTTATCACAATATCATCGCGCCCCAGTCGGTTATAAATTTTTGCATCCGCTTGCACATTGCTGCCACGGGACGCAATTTTTACGATCCGCGCGCCTCAGTCAGCGTGGCTGGTGTTGATACGCTGATCCGCCGCTTCAAGCCTGGCGATCCGTGGGCCAACGGGATCCGACGCTGGACGCTGGATGAAGCGCACCACGGGCGGCAGGATAACAAGTGGGGTATTGCTGCGGCGTTGTTTCCAAATGCTAAAGGCCTGGGCGTCACGGCTACGGCGTGCAGGGGCGATAACAAATCACTGCACGCCGGTCAGGGCGGGTTGTTTCACGATCTGGTTCAAGGTCCGGGCATGCGCGAACTGATCGACGCTGGCAGCTTGTGCGACTATCGCGTGTTTGCCCCTGAGTCTGGAATCAACGAGGCGCTTTTGCAGATCGGCAAGACCGGCGAGTTTACGGCAAATTCCGCCAAGGGCGCGCAAAAGGCGGAACTGATCGGCGATGTAGTGGAAAGCTACATGACGCATATTCCCGGCAAGCAGGCGATTGTATTCGCGTCAGGGGTGCAGGATGCCAAGGACATTGCAGAACAATTCAGGGCGCGTGGCGTGCCTGCTACGGCGCTGGACGGCACAAACAACGACGGGCATAGGATGGAGCAAGTCGCGCGGTTTGAATCGGGCGAGACGCGAATCCTGACAAACGTCGATCTGTTCGGCGAGGGCTTTGACGTGCCAGCGTGTGAGGCGGTTATCATGGCCAGACCAACGGCCAGCTTCGGGCTGTTCGTGCAACAGTTTGGTAGAGCGTTGCGACCGTTTGCAGGCAAGACTCACGGTATCATCATCGACCATGTGGGCAACGTGGTCCGCATGGCTGCCAAGCACGGCCTGCCTGATACGCCGCGCACCTGGACGCTCTGGCAAGACGAGACGCGCAAAGCCAATGGCAATCCCGACGCGGTGCCGGTCAGGGTCTGCCCGGAATGCCTGCTGACGTATGAAGCCGTCGTGTTTGCCTGTCCGTATTGCGGCGCAGCGCACGTCCCGGCGGGGCGGTCATCGCCGGATCAGGTGGACGGCGTGCTGTCCGAGATGTCGCTGGAATTGCTGGCAACGCTGCGCGCCGGTGCGGCCAAGATCCAAGCGGCTGAACCTGCCATACCTTACGGCGCGTCTGAGATCGTGGCGGCGGGGATCCGCGCCCGGCACCGGCGAAACCAGGCGGCTCAGGCGTCACTGTCCGATGCAATGCAGCGGTGGGGCGGGATGCGGCTGGCGGCGGGTGATGACGACACGGCCATGCAGGCTCGGTTCCTGTATCGGTTTGGGACTGATGTGATGACTGCACAGGGGCTGTCCGAGCGGGCGGCACTGGAATTGAGGGACAATATTATGGAGGCGACACGCCAATGATACCGGGAAAAACCATCATCGGCGGATCGTCGGCGGAACACGCAAGGCATGCGTCGGACTTTTATGAGACGCCACCAGAATGCACGGTGGCGCTGTTGCGCGCGTGGCCGGTGTTTGGGGTGATCTGGGAACCCGCTTGCGGTCTTGGGGCAATTAGTGAGGTGCTGAAGGCGCACGGCCACGCGGTGTGCAGCACAGACATCCGACACACCGGATACGGCACAGGCGGCGTGGACATGCTGGCCACCATGCCCCGGCCTTGCGGTGCCGTCATCACCAATCCGCCCTTTGCACTGGCGGTTGAGTTCATCAGATATATCAGGGCGATGAAGGTGCCGTTTGCCCTGCTGCTGAAGGGCACGTTCTGGCACGCAAAGAGTCGGCACGCGCTGTTCCTTGAGACTGGACCGGCAGCGGTTATGCCGATGCTGTGGCGGCCCGCTATGGCGCTAGATCGAGGCAAGTCACCGACAATGGAATTTTGCTGGACAGTCTGGGACGCAATGCCCGCGCTTCAGTGTCGTTACACACCTTTGGAAAGGCCTAACCTATGACTGACATACAATCACAATTCAGGGCCAGCTTTGTCCGGCGCTGGCACACCAACCCGGATCTGGCGCAGACCGTTGACACGCTGGCGGGCCACGGCGGGCGGGTGGCGCGCATCATCATCAAGTTGTGGCCTGATGCCTCCAAGGCCTTGCTGCACTGGGCGCTGGTGCATGATGACGGGGAATCCGTGGTCGGGGACGTGCCGTCCACCACAAAGGGTGCAACGGTTATCCACGAGCAAGAGCGGGCCGCGCTGGATCGTATCTGGCCGGGACTGCCCGAATTGACGCCGGACGAATATGAGAGGCTGCGCTTTGCCGATCGGCTGGATGCATATATGTGGGTCAAGCATCACGCGCCGCATGTGCTGATTGGTGACGGTTGGCCTGAGTGCCGCAGGTGGTTGTTTGCACAGGCTGAGGCGCTGGGCGTGGCGGTGACGCTGTGAGCATTTGACACAACCGTCAATAACTGGCAATAGTAGCGCAAAGGAGCAACTGCATGACTGAAATGATGCTGGATATAGAAACGCTTGGGACAAGCGCGGGCTGCGTCGTCCTGTCGATAGGGGCTGTGGCGTTTGAAAAAGGCGCAATGACACCTGTTGATCACATGCACGTTGTGCTGGACCAGACGCTCCAAAAAATGATGGGGCTGAAAGAGAATCCGTCAACCGTCGAGTGGTGGAAGTCGCAAAGCCCCGAAGCGTGGCAAAGCGCAACTGAAAACCCTGTCAAGGTGCAAGAAGCGCTGGCACAGCTCGACCAGTTTTACGCCAAACACAAACCGCGCGTGACGTGGACGCAGGGCAACAACTTCGACCCGCCAATTCTTGAACATCTCTACGGCGTTCTGAAACTTCCACCGCCTTGGAAATTCTGGGCCGTGCGCGACACGCGGACCTTCTATGATGTCCACGAGTTTGACGTGCGGAAGGTTGACCGCGCCAACACTTATCACAATGCGCGAGACGATTGCCTGCACCAGATCGCGTGTATGCGTGCCGCGGCACAAGGAGCGTAACCGATGTCAAGCAGAGTAAGAATGTCGCCGGAGGGTCGGCGCGAAGTGATCCTGCGGGCCGCCGTTGCCCTGACGCAAGATGCGGGCTGTATCGACTCATGGTCGCGGCAAGACGTGGCCAACAAATGCGTGCCGCCGACAAGCCCAGAGACGGTGAAGCATTATTTTTTGATGCCTGATCTGCGCGATGCCGTGCGGGTGCTGCTGGATAAGTAAAGCCCCGTCCGGTTTAATGGACGGGGCTTGCCATGCGAGGTGCAAGGCGGTAGGGTGCATCTGTCACAACGCTGAGCCTTAGATAACATGACGCGCGATGCAGCGCAAGGCTTGGCCCACATAAGGGCTTTTTCCATGAATAATATCAAAGCAATTGAGACGCGCTATGCTGGCTACCGATTTCGGAGCCGCCTTGAGGCGAGGTGGGCCGTCTTCTTTGATGCGCTTGGCCTGACTTGGGACTATGAGCCTGAAGGTTTTGAAACCGATGCGGGCTGGTATCTGCCGGACTTCTTTTTAAAGGAGTTTAATGCATGGCTTGAAATCAAAGGCAAGATGCCAACGACTGACGAAATTAGAAAGTGCGAGGCGTTGGCATATGGTACGGGTCAATTTGTGTACATGGCATGTGGCAACATTGGGGCACCCATACAACCTTACGGACTTAAAAGCCCAGCATTGGGTGGACCTGTTATCAGGCAAATGGGTGTTAAGGGTGAGTGCAACTACCCTATAGGACACATTAATTACAATTACGAGTTTATTGAAAAAGCCCGTAAATTTAATTCAATAAGGTTGCTTGGGTTTTGCGAATATGCAGATGGAACAGGATTGGACATTCAAACACTTTGTCTGGATGATTGGGGTTTTGATAAATCTGGACTCATGATTAGTGAACAGCTAGTGATGGAATATGATATTGATATGTCTGCTATTATTGAAGTCGGGGTAATTTCCAAAGGTAGGGCTTTCAGATCACCTCGCATTCTAAATGCGTATGAAGCAGCCCGATCCGCCCGCTTTGAGCATGGTGAGACGCCGTGACCCCCGATCTGGCGCAGGCCTCCGCATTTCTCAAGTTGCTCGATCCTGATGCACCTTATTTCACGTTCCAGACGTTTGACGACGACTCGGCCCGGAAAGATAACCGAATGGCGCGGGTGTTTCACGGCACGCTTGCTGATCATGCCGACAGTTTGACCGATCTGCAAAGCCGTGGCGCTGGAGTGTATATTACCATCAACGCGACGGACGGCACAGGCCGCAAAGCCGAAAACATCACACGGGTTCGTGCGCTTTGGCTGGATCTTGACGGCGCACCGATCGAGCCTGTCCGGGAATGGCAAACCCCGCACATCGAAGTCGAAAGTTCGCCGGGCAAATGGCATGCATATTGGCTTGTTAATGATGTGACGCTTGAACAATTCACACCGCTACAGGCCGCGCTGATCAAGAAATTCGACGGTGATCCAGCCGTCAAAGACTTGCCGCGCGTGATGCGGCTGCCGGGGTTCTGGCACCTGAAACCCGGTAGCGCGCCGCACATGTCCCGTGTGGTTCACACGTCATCGCACGATGCAGGCGCGTTCTACAACCGTTTGACAGTCGAAGCGCCTGTGATGCCCACGCCGCGCCGGGAAACCCCCACCAGTTTGGCTGAGGTGGAGGAATTGCTGACGTGGGTTAGCCCCGATCTAGAAGCTGACAGCCAAGGTGGCGACAAGCACTGGCACAGCATCATCGCGGCCATCGTAGACGTATCCGGGGGCAGCGATGACGGGTTACAAGTTGCCGATGCGTGGTCAAGCCGCAGCAGGCATTACGACCCCAAAGAATTGCGCAAGCGGTTTGCATCTTTCACGCCCGGAAAAAATGGCGGATCGGGCATGGGGACGATAGGCTACCATGCCAAGCAGGCCGGGGCAGACGTGGCTGGCATTGGTGCGCGACACCGCCTGTTGAACATGCCGGGGCCGTCGCATGTGCCAGCAGGTATGATGCCGACCGCGCCGGGGCAGGGGATGCCGACCGCGCCACGAGCGGCAAGCGTGGTCGATCTGATCTGTGCGCGGATTAAGGACAACCCACTGACAGCCGCGGAGTTGCTGGCCGATGAAATTGCGCGGCTGTCGCCTGCCGACCGCGAGACTGTGATGGAGTTCTGTCAGGAGTATCGCATCAAAGTAAAAATGCAGGCGGCGGTAAAGCGGGCTGTCACGGCTTTTCTGGCGGCCAAGGGTGCCGTTGCGTTGCAGACACCGGAATATGCGGAGCTGAATTATTACTTCATTGTTCGAAATGAGGCGGGGCAGGCGGTGGCGGTGGATGCGAGGGGCGGGATGCAACCCCAGGGTCGCACGCAATTCAGAGATGCCATGGCGCAGCTTCCGCCGATCATGATCGAGGATAAGGCGACAGGCAACGCCCGCGCCAAGCTGGCGGCAGATTATTGGTGGGAGCATCCCGACACGCTCAGTTATCACGCGACAGGATACGACCCGCTGGCGGGCGTTGATCTTTACGACGACAAGGGGCGCAAGATCCGGAACGTCTACGAGCCAGGACATGCAGCGCCCGCAGCGCCGGTCGGTGCTGATGCGATTGAGCCGTTCCTGCACGTCATCCGGTCCAACTTCCCGGACGCATCAGACCAGCACACGCTGCTGCAAATTCTGGCGCATCTGGTGCAGCGGCCGGGCGTGATGTTGCGCTGGTCGCCGGTCATGCAGGGCACGCCGGGGTGCGGCAAGGGCACGATTTCCCAAGCCGTTGCGTATTGTCACGGGCGCAAGAATGTAGCGCATCCGTCGCCTGACGTGATTGCCACCGACTTCAACGGCTACATGGACCGCAAGACGCTGATCGTCGTCAACGAGATAGGCGACCACAGCAAGCGCGAATTGTCGGTGCTGTCTGAAAAAATCAAGCCGTGGATCACAGATGACGACGCGCACATTCACGGCAAAGGTAAAGGCTCTTACGACGCGCAAAACTTCACCAACTGGATATTCACCACGAACCATCTGCATTGCATGCTGGCCACGCCAGGCGAACGCCGCTACGCGCATTTCATCTCAGCCCTGCAAACCGAGGACGAAGCCGCGCGGGCGTTCTATCCCGAATGGTGGAAGGGCAGCACAGGCGACTGGTGGGGATCCTATTATGACTGGTGGGGCGCGGGCGGAGCCGAGGCGGTGCGGGGCTATCTGGGCCACCTGGCGCTTGATGTGGCCCCGTCCCGTGCGCCTGTCACGTCCAGCACGGCTGAGGCGATGCACGCTGGCGATGGGGCGGCGGCGGGGCTGATCCGGTCGGCTGTAAGAGAAGGGGCGGTCGGCTTCAGGGGCGGATGGGTATCGCTCAACGCGGTGCGCGATCTGCTTGAGTCCGAAGACCTCAAGGTGCCGGGCGGCCCGTATCTTGCGCGGCAGCTTGAACAGGTTGGATATCGCCATTCGACTCGGTGTCACAGGTCTCCTTCAGAGTTTCATAACTTCCCCAAGGCACCGATGAGATGCCGCCTGTATCATATCGCAGATCATACGGGCACCGACCCCGCAAGCATTATGGCGCTGTATGACGCAGCGCAACGATTGGGTGACGGCGGCCCGGTCCGGTCAACAGTGATTAAAATGCCCGGCCAGTAAATTAACGTTAAATTAACGCCCCGTCTCATTAAATTGTGGCGGGGCTTTTTTATGGTAGCGGCCCGGACTGTTTGGGCCAGTGGCCCGGACTTTTCAGGCATCCGGGCCGTAACTAAATGACTGAATTTCTTAAGTTTTATACACTATGGTCCTAATGGCCCAAACAAATGAAGTGTTACGTATGTGTACGATAAATGTAAGGGTTTATAATTGCTACAAATACATTGGTCGCATTCTTGCCCACCATAAGGATACTACTCACTATCCGGGCCATCCGGGCCGAAGATAGACAATATGAAAAATTAACTAACCAAATCAAAGACTTATCAACGGCCCAAACAAATTTAGAGTCTGGGCCAGCACAAACCGCTTGCATATGGCGGCAATAGGCGGCAATATCATCCAAACGCAACCGGAGGAACACCATGCAGATGCCCCACAACGGATTTGACAGCCTGGCCGCAGTGGCCCGCCTGAACACGGACGACACGTCACATCACCGGGAACGCTGGCCCACGCTGGCATGGGTCTGGGATGAACTGGACGAGCTGCGCCACTGGCAGGATGAGGCAATTGACGCCGAGGACTATGCCGCGCTTGAGGCGGAGCGTGACGCGCTGTCTGATGTCGCAGAGCAGCGGGACGCCCTGTCACAGGCCGTCCGGCTGCTGTTAGGGCCTGAGCCGGACATGGAGCGTGTGCAGGCCGTTCTGGCGGGGGGCCGGGCGTGACCGATAACGCGGAACAAGCCGCACGGATGCGGGCCCTGTGGTCTGCCGTAGTGCTAACCTCAATCAATGATGCAATTCACCATGCCGCAAGAGAGCCCGAAAATCAAAAAGGCCGGGCACTAAAAACCCTGGCACTGTGGGCAAACTCGCGGAATGGCCGTGAAGTGCTTGACCTGGCTGGTATCAACCCCGACAATCGTGTTACTGACGGCATGTTGGCATTCGCGGCTAAGGGTGTGCCAGTTACACAACCGCGCAAAAGGGGGACCAATCTGTGATGCCTGCACCGAAATTTCCCCAATATAAGACGGTTCCGACCGCCAGCCTGATACCGTACGCGCGCAATGCCCGGACTCACAGCCCCGCGCAGGTCGACAAGATTGCCGCCTCGATCCGCGAGTTTGGGTTTCTCAACCCGATCATCACAGACGGGCAGAGCGGCATTGTGGCGGGCCACGGGCGCGTCATGGCGGCCCAGAAGCTAGGGCTTGATACGCTGCCGACGATTGACGCCGCACACCTGAGCGAGGCGCAGCGCCGCGCCTATGTGCTGGCAGATAACCGCATGGCATTGGATGCCGGATGGGACAACGACCTGCTCAAGATCGAGTTGCAGGATCTGGAAGCGGCGGGCTTTGACCTGACGCTGACCGGGTTTGAATTGGGTGAGATTGAAGCGATTGACATGCTGGCCGAGGCGGCTAATTTGCCCGGCGAGGGCGACAATCCGTCAACCATGAGCCTTGCTGACAAGTTTGGCATTGCACCCTTTTCGGTTTTGAATGCTCGTGAAGGCTGGTGGCAAAGCAGAAAGGAGGCTTGGACGGCCCTTGGAATAGAAAGTGAAGTTGGTAGGGATGGGGAGCTTGCTTATGCAACAAGCAGCCAAAGCCCCACAGTTTACAAAGCTAAGAATGCTTACGAGGACAGCATTGGTCGCAAAGTGAATATGGATGAGTTCATATTGAATAACCCGAATGTCAGTGTGCAATCCGGAACAAGCATCTTCGACCCCGTTCTGTGCGAGTTAGCGTATAGCTGGTTCAGCCCGCAAGGCGGCACAATCCTTGACCCGTTCGCGGGCGGATCGGTGCGCGGCGTTGTAGCATCACGTTTGGGGCGTCAATACATTGGAGTTGAGTTACGCGATGAACAGGTGGCGGCGAACAGGGTGTAGGGTGATGACCTTTGTCCCGACACCCCTCCTGTATGGCATACTGGCGACAGCAGAAACATTGACCGGATATGCGCGGACGTAGATGCTGATTTTATTATCGGTTGCCCGCCATATGCTGATCTTGAGGTTTACAGCGACGACCCCAGCGACCTTTCCACGCTGAAGTATGATGAGTTTAAGCCTGTGTACTTTGAAATTATCGCCAAGGCCTGTGCTAGACTGAAGGAGGATCGTTTTGCCTGCTTTGTAGTCGGTGATGTGCGAGACAAAAAAGGCAACTATTACAACTTTGTCGGCGATACGGTCGAGGCGTTCAAGGCAGCGGGGATGAATTATTACAACGAGGCTATCCTTTTGACGATGATCGGCTCCACAGCAATGAGGGCTGGTCGGCAATTCACAGCAAGCCGCAAGCTCGGCAAGACGCACCAAAACGTGCTGGTGTTTGTCAAAGGCGACGGGGCCAAGGCGACAAAGGCGTGCGGTGTTGTAGAGGTTCACATTCCAGAGCCCGAGACAGAAAACAGCGATTTAGGCGAAGAACTGTGACGCCGCCGGTCGTTACGGTCCACAGCGGAATCCATGTCATTCGTGATGATCTATTCCTTGGCGGCACCAAAGCGCGCTTTCTGCCCGCGTTGTTTGATGATGCCGACGAGGTTGTTTACGCCTCTCCATGCGAGGGTGGCGCGCAGACGGCACTGGCGCACACAGCAGCGGCGCTAGGCAAGCGGGCGACAATCTTTGTGGCAAAGAGGGCCACGCCACACGCAAGGGCGCTGGAAGCCAAGCGGGTCGGCGCAAAGGTGATGCAGGTTTCGCCGGGCTATCTGACGGTGGTGCAGGCGCGCGCGAGAGAGTATTGCGCAAGGACCGGCGCAAGGCTCGCACCTTTCGGCGTGAACATGCCCGAGGCGATTGAGAAGATCGCAGAGGCAGCGCGCATGAGCGGCCTGCAACCGGACGAAGTTTGGTGCGCCAGCGGTTCAGGCGTTTTGGCGCGGGCGCTTGCAAAGGCTTGGCCAGAAGCCCGGCGGCACGTTGTGGAGGTGGGGCGCACGCTTTCATCAGCGGATGTTCTGGGGGCGACAATCCACAAGGCGGGGATACCATTTTCCAAGGCCCTGAAGGATCAGCCGCCATTCCCGAGCGATCCGCACTATGACGCGAAGGCTTGGAAAATGTGCAAAGCCCGACACGGTGCCGGGCTTGTGCTGTTCTGGAATGTGACGGGGCCAGCCAGGGGTTAGACGTTGCAGATGTGGGCGCTGTTGCCCAAGGCATTGACCGCGTAAACCATCGTGCGCTTGTCGCCGTAGGCTGCACCGTATGCCTTGGCGTCGTCCATCGTTGCGCAATCCTTGCGGGTGCGTTGCTGGCCCCGGCCCCGAACCGCTACAAAATGTGTAGCGGTTGCGAGGCAAAATGTTTCATGTGGGTTGGTCATTGTCTTGGCTCCTTGCCGGTGTGTTCAGCGCAATTCAAACAGCTTGCCCGTGCGCAGGGCGTCAAGTTGAGCCTCGACCGCTTCCATCGTGGCGCGGACCTCAGGGTCCATGCTGGCGATGTCATGCAGCATGATCTTCTTTTGAAAATCAAAGATCGTGGCGTTCAGGTCGGCGTATTGCTCTTTGGTCATGGTGTGTCTCCTTCTGTTACACCCTTATTACCCGCTATTGTCCACCTTGTCAACCATAATTACCCGCGCTATATTTAACGCATGGATGGAATGCCTAAAAAACCCTGTGGCCGCAAACAGCACGCGCCAACCGATGCGCAGCGCCAGCTTGTGCAGCTTCACGCGACGGTCGGCACGACACAGGACATGATCGCCCGCGTGATAGGTATCGACAAAAAGACATTGCGGCTGCACTACCGCGACGAGTTGGACCTATCTATGGCGAAAGCAAACGCCACAATCGGCGGCGCGCTGTTCAACAAAGCCAAGGGCGGCGACACGGCGTCCATGACGTTCTGGCTCAAGACGCGCGCCCGGTGGCGTGAAACGGCTGACGTGAACCTGATCAGTGAGGACGGCAGCATGTCGCCCAAGGCCGCGCTGGACGTATCCCGCCTGTCACCTGAAGCCCTGGCGGAAATTGTGGCGCTTGGCGATGCAACTGACACCGATTGACATCATTGCCGCCGAAAAAGAACTGTGCCGCCGATCACTGGCATATTTTGCACGGCGCGCCTGGCACGTCTTGGAGCCGTCCACGCCGCTCAAATGGGGCTGGGCGCTGGACGCTATCTGTGCGCACCTGGAAGCCGTCACGCGGGGCGACATCAACCGCCTGCTGATGAACGTGCCGCCCGGCACCATGAAGTCTCTGCTGACCGGCGTGATCTGGCCCGCTTGGGAATGGGGCGCGCAGGCCAAGCCGCACATGCGGTTCCTTGGCACGGCGCACAAACAAGACTTGGCCGTCCGGGACGCAATGAAATGCCGTCGCCTGATTCAGTCGGACTGGTATCAATCACGCTGGCCAATGAACCTGATGGCGGACAACAACGCCAAGCTGCGTTTTGAAAATGACAAGACAGGGTTCCGGGAAGCCATGGCATTCGAGGGAATGACCGGATCGCGCGGCGATAGGGTTCTGATCGACGATCCGCACAGCGTTGCGGACGCCAACAGCGTCCAGAAACTTGCCACAGGCGTTACGACATTCCGGGAAGCCCTACCGTCCCGTGTAAATAACGATGAATCCGCGATTGTGATTATCATGCAGCGATTGCACGAGTCCGACGTTTCCGCCGTGGCGATTGGTCTGGGATACACCCACCTGTGCCTGCCGATGCGGTTTGAATCGGACCGGCGATGTTCCACGCCGTTCTACACCGACCCGCGAACAATCGAAGGCGAATTGCTGTTTCCTGATCGGTTCCCAGAGGACCAAGTGGCGGACCTTGAAAAGACCATGGGCATCTACGCCAGCGCCGGTCAGCTTCAACAACGCCCTGCACCGCGCGGCGGCGGCATGTTCAAGCGGTCAGACTTTCGCGTTATCCAAGCGGAGCCTGCGGGCTATCGGTGGGTGAGGGGATGGGACTTGGCCGCAACCGATGATCCCGGAGCGGCACGGACGGCTGGCGTCAAGCTGGGAATCGGCCCGGACAATCGCATATGTATCGCTCATGTTGTCAAAGACCGGGTAAACGCTGCGGGGGTTGAACGGCTGCTGGGCAGCACGGCGGCGGCAGATGGGCGGGCGGTTCGTGGCTCAATTCCGCAGGATCCTGGATCCGCCGGTAAATCATGGGCTTTACATCTTCTCAAATCCGCGCTGATGGGTTACAGTTACACGTCAAGCCCTGAAACGGGCGACAAAGAAACGCGCGCAATGCCCCTGGCGGCACAGGTTGAAGCCGGAAACGTGGACATTGTGGCAGGCGATTGGAATGGTGACTTTTTGGACGAAGCTGCGACGTTCCCGATGGGCAAGTTCAAAGACCAGATCGACGCTGCGACTCGCGCGTTTGATATGCTGTCGGGCGTAAACAATTCATGGGCTGGAACAATATGAGTATCATGGACGGCCTGCGCAACATCGTCGCCAATCTCGGCACAGACCGGGACAAGGCGGCGCACAGTTACTATCACAACACCACGATTGCCGATGACCAGCTTGTCGCCATGTACCGCACCAGCGCGATTGCGCGCAACGTGGTGGATCTGCCCGCAGAGGATGCGACCCGCGAGTGGCGGGAATGGCAGGCCGACGCGGAACAAATCACAGCAATCGAGGCTGAGGAAAAGCGGCTGGGTTTGCAGGGCAAGACGATGCAAAACCTCAAACGCGCCCGGTTGTTCGGCGGCGCTGCCATCTATATCGGCACGCGCGACCTGGACGCATCGAAGCCACTGGATCCGGCCCGGATCGGCAAGGGTGGGCTGCAATATCTTGCCGTCTTAAATCGGTCGGAAATTACCGCCGGTGAAATCCAACGCGACCCGCGCCTGCCTGGGTTTGGCAAACCGATCATGTATCGGATGAATCCGGCTACCGGCGCGTCTGTTGAAATCCACCCGAGCCGCCTTGTCATTGCAATGGGCGAGGAAGTGCCGGACGACAGATATTCCGCACATCCCGGATGGGGTGACAGTACGCTGAACGCCACGATCAGCGCCGTGCGGAATCTTGACGCCACAATCGCCAACGTCGCATCGCTGGTGTTTGAAGCCAAGGTGGACGTGATCGGCATCAATGGATTCAACGAGGGGCTGCGCAGCGGCGGCTCGGAATATGAGGCTGTGGTCCTTGCCCGGACCAGCCTGACGGCGCGCGGGAAGGGCATTAACGGCGCGCTGCTGATGGACGCCGAGGACACATACGACCAGAAAACCGCCAGCTTCGCCACGCTGCCTGACATCATCGACCGCTTCATGCAGATGGTATCGGCGGCGGCGGGCGTTCCGATGACCCGGCTATTCGGCATTGCGGCGGCAGGTATGAACGCTACCGGCGCGGGCGATGAGAAGGTTTATTTTGATCGGGTCCGCGTCATGCAGACGCTCGATCTTGATCCAGCAATGGAAATCCTGAACGAATGCCTGATCCGTTCGGCGCTGGGCAATCGCCCGCCTGAATTGCATTGGACGTGGCGTCCGCTATTCCAGCCGACTGCAAAAGAACGGGCCGACATGGGCAAGGTTCTGGTTGACAGCGTAAAAGTGTTGTTCGACATGGATATCTTGCCAGAAGAGGCACTTGCTGATACAATTGTAAACACACTGACTGAAAGCGGGGCGTTTCCCGGGCTGGAGGGCAAGGTGAAAGAGTTTTTTAACGTGGTGGAGTCAGACGAATGAAAATGACAGACGTCGCCACGCTTGCAGGTGCCCGGGTCACAGACGAAGGGTATCTTGTCGCCAATGTTCGCACCGCCCGGATCGGCACGCAAGACTATCTCGGCTCTGAGTTGGACCGTCCCGATTTGGAAAAGGTGACAGTTTACCGCGACGAGTCTGAGGTGTTCCGCAAGGCCAGCCTGCAAACCTTCGGCTTGTTGCCGGTCACTGATGACCACCCCGCCGATCTGGTCACGGCTGACACGGCCCGTATGGTTTCGGTCGGCACCACCAATGAGGAAGTTTTGCGCGACGGCGAGTATCTGCGGATCGGGATCAAGCTGACCGACGCCGCCACGATCCGCAAAGTGCAGGACGGCAAGCGCGAATTGAGCGTAGGGTATACCTCGGAATTGGTATGGGGCGACGGGATCGCGCCGGACGGGACCGCGTATCAGGCGCGGCAAACAAACATCGTGGGAAACCACATTGCTATTGTGGCAGCCGGACGCGCTGGCCCACTGGCAAGAATCGGTGACAGTCAACCAAGCACTGTAGCGCGGTGGGGCGCATCCCCCATCACAGACGAAAAGGACGTAATCATGGCAGACGCCATCCAGACGCGGACAGTCCAGATCGACGGCCTTTCCGTCGTGACGACCGACGCAGGCGCGCAGGCGCTTGAAAAGCTGATGAAGGACATGACCGCTGCCGAAAAGAAGGCTGCTGAGGAAATGGACAAGAAGGACGCCGAACTGGCGGCCAAGGACGCCAAGATTGCCGACATGGCCAAGTCGATCCTGTCCGACGCGGATCTTGACGCCAAGGTTGCGGCCCGGGCTGATCTGATCGGCAAGGCCAAGGCAATCGCCAAGGACGTTGCTACCACCGGCCTGTCTGACGCTGCCATCCGCAAAGCCGCAGTCGTGGCGGTTCTGGGCGATGCAGCAATCACCGGCAAGTCTGACGCCTATGTCGATGCGCGCTTTGACATTCTGTCAGAGGACGCGGCCAAGGGTGATCCGGTGGCCGACGCGCTGAAAACCGGCGTGACGGTTGCGACCGACGCGCGTGCCGAATACGTCAAGGGCCTTGGCACAGCCTATCTGCAATCTGTTGGCAAAGGAGCGTAAATCATGCCTATTCAAGACGCATTCGGGGCGGCTGTTGCTGTCATGCCCCTTGGCTACGCAGGCATGATTGCCGAGGGCCAGCAAGTCAAAGACGTGGTGTCCAAGCGGGTCACCACTGCCGTGATCCCATTCGGGCGTGCGGTCGGTGCCAGCGGCACCACACCAGGCACTTGCCGCCTTGGAGGGGTTGGGTTCGAGGGTATCGCAATCGCTGACAAGAGCCGGGTCGATGACGAATATGTCGTGGACGAAATGGCGGGCATCTTGCGCAAGGGCACGGTTTGGGTCGTTGCTGACGGGGCTGTCACGATTGCCGGTCCCGTCACATTCACGGTCGCCACTGGCGTTATTGGCGCACGGGCCGTTGCTGCGGGTATTGTCGCGATTGCCGGTGCTAAATTTGAAACGGCAGGCGCTGACGGCGATCTTGTCCGCGTCTATCTGGGTTAAGGATCAAAACAATGCCTATTGAAATCATGGACGCACCCGCAGCACTGGGTTACGTCATTTCGCAGCGCAGCCACATCGAAGCCGAGGTGATGCGCAAGCCGTATCCGACGATCCTCTACCCGCGCCTTATGCAGGTGGACACGTCGGCAAACCAGTTCGCCGCATCCGTCACGTTCTTTACCCAGGATTCGGTCGGGCGCGCCAAGTTCATCAACGGCAAGGGCGACGACATCCCTCGCGTTGATGTGACGACCGGCAAGTTTGAACAGACCGTCAACATGGCGGGCGTGATGTATTCCTATTCGATTGAGGAAATTGGCGCGGCTGCACAGACGGGCATGAATCTGCCCACTGAGGCGGCCAATGCGGCGCGGATGGCGTATGAGATGCTGGTCAACAGCACGGCGCTCATCGGCAATGCTGAACTGGGGATTGAAGGGTTCTTCAACACTACGGGCATCACGTCGGTGGCAAGCGCGGCGACCTTCGCACTGTCCACGCCTCAGGCAATCCTCGCATTTGTCAACGGCCTGCTGACCGGCGTTCAGTCGGGAAGCCTGGGAACGCAGGTGGCGGATACCATTGTGCTGCCGATCGCTCAGTTCGGGGATCTGGCCACCCGCCAGCTTGCCGCAGAAAGCGACACGACCGTTCTGGACTTCATCCGGCGCGCCAACGTCTACACCGCGCAGACCGGTCTGCCGTTGAACATCATGGCAGACCACAATCTGGTCAACCGCATGGTGGTTTACCGGAACGATCCTTCGGTGGTGAAATTGCATATGCCTATGCCGCTGATGTTCCTCTCACCTCAGGCCGTAGGGCTTGAGGTGCGGACATATGGCGCATTCCGCTTTGCACCTGTCAGCATCCGCACACCATCGGCAGTGCGGTATGGTACGGGTTTGTAACTATGACAAAGCACACCAGCACATACCCTGGCACGCTGGTCCTGCCAGACGGCACTGAGGTCAAACTCGGTGGCGACGTTTCCATTCCTGCCGATCTGGCAAAGAATGAGGGCGTGACCGGGTGGATCGAAAGCGGGTGGCTTGTGCCGGTTGCACAGCCTGTCATGCCAAGCGGCAAAAAATAACCATCGGGCGGGCTGTCATGGCCCGCTCATTCATTGGAGCGTCACAAGATGATCGGCAACGTCACAGCACTGATCGCATATGCCGGGGCGCGCGGCACGGTAATCGCTGACACCGCCGCGACTTTGCAGGCGCTGGTGCGGGCGTCCGACTACATCCAATTTACCTATCTGGACGGATCGACATGCACCGTTGACAGCGCGAACGTCGTGGAAGCCACCTATGAGGCTGCGATTGCTGAGGTGGCATCACCAGGCATCTGGACCAAGACATTCACGCCTGCCGATCAGAAAGTTCTTGTCGGTGTGGGTGATATCAAATGGCAGGTGACGGGCGATGCCAGCAAGGGCGGCGCATCTGTCCCAAGATCCACCAAGATTGAAACCATGCTGCGCCAGTGCATCGGCATCGGTTCAACCGGCCCGAGGCTGGTATGAGCGGGGCCGCAATAGCCGCTGAAGTCGCACTGGCCTACGCTGAGGCGGGGCGTGATGCGGGCGACGGGCTTGGGCCGGTCTATGTGACCATAACCCGGCCAGGGCAGCCCACAGGGCCCGCATGGAACCCCACACCCGGCGCGCCTGTTAATCACGTATTCGTCGCCAAACCGTCATCCAAGGCATACACGCAGCGGACCGGGCTGGCTTTGGGCGCGGGTGAGTTGGTTTATTCATTGGCGAACCACGCCGTGACGATTGCCCCATCCACATCGGACGTGCTGACGATCGAAGGCGTGAATTGGCCCGTGCAGGAGGTTATCCCGATGGACTCGGCGGGCTTTGTCATATCCTGGCTGGTGAAGGTGGCAAAATGACAGTTGTTCCGGCACGCGTTGATCTGAAAATCTACCAAGGCTCTGACTTTTTACAGGTCGTGACGTTCCTGCAAACTGCGGGCGGAACGCCTGTCGATCTGACGGGGCTGACCGGGCGTATGCAAATTCGCCAGACCTTGGAATCAGCCGACATCATCATGGAGTTGACCACGGCAAACGATCGGCTGGCGTTTGGCGGCGCGACTGGCGTTGTGACAATGACGCTGACCGCAGCGGAAACCGCAACGATCTTGACGGATGGCGTTTATGATCTGGAATTCGTAACAAGCGCGACCAGCGCAGCCCGTTGGCTTGAGGGTCTTGTGATTCTCAGCAAGGAGGTCACGCGATGACCGCCGTCGTAATCCAGCAGGCCGCGCCACCTGTCGTTGTGATTGTTGGTATTCAGGGGCCGCCGGGCGCGGATGGCACATCTACGCTCACCATCGACCCACAGGCAGGCAATCTCCTAACCACAAGCTCAGCGGGCCTTTTTGTAAACGGCGCGTTAGACCTTGGCACTTTCAACTAACATATAAAGGACTATCCCAATGCCATCAGTTCAGCAGAAACGCGGACTTTTCGCCAACCTCCCTTCATCGGCCCTCTTGCCTGGTCAGATATTCGTCACAACGGATCGCCAGACAGCGCACTTTCCGACAGACGCCACGACAATGGTTCCTGTCGTGCCAGCCATTGACGCCCTTGACGCAATCGGCGCAGTCACTGGGGCTGCTGACTTAGTTCTGATGCACGATGCCAGCGCCACGGGTGTCAAGGAAAAGAAGATCACATTTGACGCTTTCAAGACGGCGCTAAATATCCCTGCGGGTTCAACAGACGAACTTGTTGCCGTCGTGGACGGTGGCACGGCAGGATTCATCTGGGGCACGGACGGCACGGACGGCATTCTGCAAATGAACACATCAATGGTTATGACAAAAGATTCTGGTGATGCCTTTGTCACGCTTGCCGTTGGTGCGGTAGACTGCGGGACATTCTAAATGCCAGACGTTCAGCACAAACGCGGGACTCGCGCTGATCTTGACACACTAGCCGCCGCTGATGGCCTTCTCGTTGGGCAGATTTATGTCATCACAGACGAAGACCGCCTAGCTGTTGCAAAGACAATCGGAACGTATCAGGCAATGGCAAAGGAAGGCGAGGGAGGCGGCAGCACCTTCTCATTCTGCCAAGTGCGCAACACCGATACCACCACAGACATCAACCCAAGCACCGCTGCGAATATCCCCTTCGGCGGCACAAACGATGCGACAGATGCGGATTACACTTTGGCCAGTGACAGCATCACGGTCAACTTTGATGGGGTTGTAACTGTGCAGGCGCACATATCTCAGCGCTTACCTGATGGCGTGGCAACAGTGCGAACAAACGTCGGTATCTGGATTACAAATAATAATACTAAGGTCAGTGGCGTGGGACAGACGGGTTACATCCGGAATGGCACCGGCCATAATGAGTCATCGTCACATATGAGTGCTACGTTCGCTGTGTCTGACGGAGATGTTATCCGCGTTCAGGGTGAAGAGCGCGGGGGACCTGGCACCGTTAACCAAATAGCAGGCGAAAGCCAAGTCACTGTAGAACGGCGCACATGACCGACGCAGCCAAGCGCATGATGAACGCAGCCAACACCGAAGCGCTGTTTGTCGCTGCGGAAAATGCACTGCCCGGCGAAGCGCGCAAAGCGACGTTGCTTGCCGCAGTGCGCCGTCTGCATTACAATGCCAGTATCGCGCAGGGCTTTACGCCTGATGAGGCGCTGATACTGTGCATGGAATCGGTGAATTACTGATGACAACCCGCGACACCCGCCGAGCCTTCTTAAAGCTGCTGGATCAGACATGGCCCGGCGTCCAGCGGGAGTTTGTCGCGGCCATGCGTCAGGCGCGGGCTAGCGTTGATATGAAGGCACTTGAGGCGGCGATCGGGCGCGGTGACGTGGACGCGGCATTCCGCGCGCTACGGTTCGACGCCGCAGATATGTTCCGCACCGATACGGCAATCACCGCGGCGCTGGCGGCTGGCGGCAATTATCAGATGGGCGCGTTCCAACACGCCACCCGTC